TAATCAAAATGATGGCTATTATTCAAAGACTCCAAAATAATACTTCTTCAGGTGGAGGGGATTCATTACTTACAGATGAAGAACTAAAACAACTTCAACAAATAGCCGAAGAAGTAGCAAAAGATGAGTTTAAAAAGGAATCGTAATCAGGGTAATAACGTAGGATCATCTGGTACTCCTAAAATACCCAACCAAACTAAAAGGGTAGAAGATATAATCTTATCAAGAAACCATCCTGCCTATAAATCGGATGATGATATAGGGACCATATTTTTTACAGAAATAGGTTTTAATCAGGAAGTACTCAATACAGTCTCTTTACCTCGAGCTAAACCGGCTAGTATTAGTAATTTTACATATCCCTCTATTGGTGAGGTTGTTATAGTTAGTGAAGGGCCTAGTGCGAATATTTATCCAGATATAGATGGAGATATTAGTAATAAAATTTTGTACTATACACCCCCTATAAACATTCATAGTAATACTACTAATAATGCTCTACCAACTCCTAATAGATCTAAAAAGAAAAAAAACAAAAGAAGTTCTGACATAGGCAATGAATCAGAAGAATATAAATTAGGTAATTATTTTAAAGAGAATTCTAAACTAAAACCTTTATTACCGGGGGAAGGAGATTCTATTATGGAAGGTAAAAATGGGCAAAGAATCCGCTTCACTACTACGGGCCCTAATGGTACAAATTCTATTAGTAATGGTGTAACAGATGATCCCAATGATGGAAATCCTAGTATTGGTGATAAAGCTATGGTATTAAGTTTAGGTAATGGAAATCAAGAAAATATTACAAATGATGCTGCATCTATTTATATGCTTGAAAATCAAAGTTTACCTATTGATGCTACATCTACCAACGTTGATTCTTTAAAATCAACTTACACACCTATAATTACACCATTAGAAGAAATTAGTAAACCACCTATACAAAAAATCCCCCAGGCGCTACCCGATAATGAATTAATATTTGAACCCATAAACTTTAATCTTGAGGCCCCTATTATAGAAAAATCCACTAGCCCCCCACCAAGAATACCTACAAACCCAGACCCAGTATTTAATGCCTTAGATGAAGCTTCAGAAGAAGGATTAATTGAATTTCAGGAAGAAAATATCGAAATAGCAGGTGGAGAGGTAGTAAATTTTGTAGAACAGCAACCCGAAGTAACAACTCCTGAAGCTTTTGATGGTGAAGTCCCTACAGGTGATTTTAGAAAAATTAATATAGAAGCCGAAAGACAATGGAAATTAGGTAAACCTTCAATTTTTAAAAATAAATCAGGACGCGCTTTATCTCTTCTCCAACCAGATACTAATTTAATTATAACACCTACTACCTTAAGAACAATAAAATATATAATGATACACACTGCTGCCTCAGCAGATACTTCAACTCCGGCTTCTTTAATGAGATTTTTCTTTAATGAAAGAGATAATATAGGGTGGAATACAGGAGGTTATCATTGGATAATAGATCGTGGGGGAAAAGCTACTAGGTGTTATCCCGATAGTGTGCTAACTAATGGTACTAAAGATAATGGTAATAGTCCTAATTCTGAATGTATTCATATAAACTGGATTGGAGGATATTCAAGAAGGGGAGAACCCCTAAATAGAAATATGACTCAAGCACAAGCATTTACTTTTAAAAGACTTTTAAAAAAATATATTGTTTCTTATAGTACATTTTTAAATATTGACCTTAAAATTATGGGTCATAACCAACATAGAAATAAAAGTTGTCCTTTATTTAATGTCCCTACTTTTTGTAAAGAAATAGGTATAAGTAGTGATAATATTTTTAATAGTACTTGGGATGTTTCAAATTTTAATCCTAACTGGGATGCACAAGACTATAAAGATGAAGCAATAAGATTAGCAAAATTAACCTAATGGCAAACTTTACTCAAGAAAACGAATTTGTAGGTAAGCAAATATTAATAGATAGTGATCGCTTAGTATTTAATAGTAGAGATGATAGTATTTTTTCAGGGAAAAATTTATTATTATTTAAAACAGATGGCGAATTCCATGTTAATAGTAAAAATGATGTATTTATAAATGGATCTAAAGTTTATATAGGACCTATTGAAAATGGTCAGGATGTTAATATTCCTGCTGTAAGAAGTAGAGAATTAAAATTATTATTAAGTGACCTTATAGGAGCTTTAGAATTATTTTTTCAAGTCCAATACCCACAAACTACAGGCCTTATGGGCCCCAACCCTGCTGTTAATTTAGGTTTAGCTCAACCCGTTTTATCCCAAATAAAAAAAATTAGAACGCGTTTGGATGATATTGATAGTAAAAAAGTATTTATAAGATGATTAACAATATATTAAATAGTACTCTAAATAAAGCTTCTTTAACTATAACGGATTCAAAAGATAAGATATTAGCAGCATCTAAAAAAAAAGCTGAAGAAAATATAAATATTAATATTCCTTCTCCAGAGAATTTTAAAAATCAATTATCAGGCTTAGCTTCATCTTCTCCTGAAGATTTACAAAAAGCTGAACAAGTTTATAATAAAACTATTTCTTTTTTAGAAAAAGCTATAAAAAGGTTAGAAAATTCTAAACAAGAATTAGAATCTATACAAAATAATTTAAATTCTGTTATAGAAAGACTAAATATTTTTGAAAATATTGCTACAGGTTTTGAAGGATTAGTTTCATTATTTAGAATAGGTTTACCTATTAGTATAGATGCTGGACTAGCGGCTAGTTCAGGACCACTAGCTAATGGAACTACTATAAATAGACTGGGAGACATAAAAGACAAATTAAAAGATACAGTTACAAAATTTGATAATGCTATTAACAGTTTTCAAGTCAGTTTTGATTTTTTTAATTCTGAAGTAAATAAATTATCTACTCCCTTAACCCAAGGAATTTTAGGTATTCAAAATACTATAGATCAGTTAAAAAAATTATTAGAACAACTACAAGCTATATGGGCTAATTTTATTATATCTTTAAATCTACCTGAATTACAAGATATTATAGATGAAGATAATGGAACTACATTAGAAGAATATGTATCAAACCCAGATAATCTTACAACAATAGTAGAAGATTTAATAATACCCTTAAGAAAAACATATTATGAAATAAGAGATGAAGGGCCGGGAACAGATTTATTTGAAACTGGTATTATAGAAGAACCAATAGACTAAAACAATTTATATTTATTAAAAACTAATAGCAATGAAATTAAGTGCATTTGAACAAATTATTAGAAAAGTTATACGTGAAGAAATTGATTACGCTTTAAAACGTGAAATAGCTGTATTAAAAGAAGAACTAAGCAATAGTAAACCTATTGTGGGGGAAATATCTAAAATGGATTCTTCTAAAGAAGAACTTAGAGCTAAAATTAAATCTCAAATTTCCCCACCTAACTTTACTACGGGGAATGGTACGCTAGATTCTTTATTATCCGAAACCGCTTTAGCCCCTACTCCAGAAGAAACATTTACTTCTAATGATCCCGTAAACCAATTTTTAAATAAAGATTATAGCCAACTAATGGAAGCTATTGATAAGAAAAAAGACTTTAGACCCTAATGGCTATTAAATTACGTAAATCTATTAGAATTGATCCTGTTGATATTAGTGAAAAATCATCAGTAGGAATACGTTTACCTTTTAATAAAACAAAAATATTTGATTTAGATTATACTACTAGAGACCATGCTAGATCTAAATTAATAAATGTATTATTAACATCCCCGGGTGAAAGGTTAAACCAACCTTTATTTGGGGCTGGATTAAAAAATAGACTTTTTCAACAAAACACCCCAATAGCGGGTGATGAATTAAGATCAATAGTTACACCACAAATTGAACAATATATTCCCGAAATAAAAATAAAAAATATAGCATTAAAAGATGGCGGTTTACAAGGTCATATTTTATATGTTACTGTTAACTATAGTTTAGTTAATAATAATGAAGAAGACTCTGTAAGTCTAAGTTTTGTTAATGATAATTATGAAAATACAAATTAATGGCATACACATCTACATCTCAGGGTAATGAAAAACCAGTAAGATATTTAGATAAAGATTTTGGTGATTTTAAAAATGCCTTAATCAATATGGCTGAGATATATTATCCAGACCTTTTAAATGATTTTACTGAAGGTAGTCCAGGAACTATGTTTATTGAAATGGCTTCTTACATAGGTGATGTTTTATCATTCTATACAGATACACAAATCCAAGAAGTTTTCCTTCAATATGCACAGGAAAGAGAAAATTTATATGCTTTAGCATATAATTTAGGATATATCCCTACTGTAACTACCCCGGCATTAGTAAATTTAGATCTATTTCAACAAATACCTGCAAAAAGTAATGGATTACCTGATTATGATTATGCTCTTAAGATAGAAAAAAATTCTGATTTTTTACCAAATAATGGATTAAATACTAGATATCTTTTACAAAGTGATGTAAATTTTTCATTTTCTTCATCCGTTGATCCTACTGAACAAACTGTTTATTCTTTAAATGGCACACAACCTGAATATTTTCTTTTAAAGAAAACAGCTAAAGCCCTAAGTGCAGAATTAAAAACATCTACTTTTGGTATAGGAGCTGCTGAAAGGTTTAAAACTATTTCTTTAGATGATAGTAACATTATAGGAATACAATCTATAGTTGATTCCGAAGGTAATTCATGGACAGAAGTTCCTTATTTAGCACAAGAAACAATATTTGAAGAAGTACCTAATAATGAAGCATATGATCCAGAATTACCTCAATATAGTGGACAAGTCCCTTATTTATTAAGAACAAAAAAGGTATCTAAAAGATTTATTACTAGGTTTAAATCTAATCAACAATTAGAAATTCATTTTGGGGCAGGTTCAACAGGGGGAGATGATACTTCAATTATCCCTAACCCGGATAACATTGGTTTAGGGATAAAAGACGGTAGGTCTTTACTAGATAAAGCATATGATCCATCTAATTTTTTATATACTAAGGCGTATGGTGAAGCCCCCGCTAATACAACTTTAACTGTTACTTATATGGTAGGGGGTGGTTTAAAAGCTAATGCACCTTCTAATACAATTAATAGAGTAGGAAATGTAGTCGTATCACCTAGAGTAGGAGGTTTAAATAGTACCCTTCTTACAGATGCTAAAAATTCTTTACAATGTAATAATCCAAACCCAGCATTGGGGGGTGGTCCGGGTGATTCCCCACAAGATATCCGTCTCAATACGGTAGCCCAATTCGCAGCACAAAAACGTACTGTAACTAAAGAAGATTATATTTTTAGAACATTATCAATGCCTTCTCAATTAGGTAACATTGCTAAAGCTTATATTACTCAAGATAATCAAATTTCATTAGAAACTAGTAAGCGAATTGCTAACCCAAATGCACTTAATTTGTATGTTTTAGGATTTAATTTAAATAAACAACTAGAAATTTTACCAGAAGCTGCTAAAATTAATTTAGCAACCTACATAGAACAAT